AATATGGAAATAGCAATCCCCTTATTAGCATTGGGCGGCATGTATGTTGTGTCAAATCAATCAAATGAAGATAGCACTAAAAAACAAATGAGACAAACCAGAAAGGAGAATTTTACTAATATGGGAATCAGAAGCAATTTAGGTGTAAGGACTGATAATTATCTCCCCAACACAAACATCCCCCCGCAAAATTTTCCAGTGTCAAATATAAATCAGTTGGTTGATACCGTTCAAGAATACCCCAACCCAAATGCCGCAACAGATAAATATTTCAATCAAAATTTATTCGAACAACGAGTGCGAAACAATGTTCCGGTCGGAAATAATCCACAAGAGGTTTACTCGCTAACAGGTAATTACTTGAACTCTCAGCAGTTTAAACACAATAATATGGTCCCGTTTAATGGCGGCAAGGTAAAGGGTCGCACTTACGATGTGAATATTACGGAAACGGTTCTTGATAATATGATAGGGTCCGGGTCCCAGGTAGTCAAGAAAATAGAGCAGGCCCCTCTGTTCAAGCCCGAAAGCAATATGCAATGGGCATATGGAATGCCAAACCAGAGCGATTTTTACCAGTCGCGCGTGAACCCGGCAATGAAAAACAACAACGTGAAGCCATTTGACTCCATTACAGTTGGCCCTGGCCTTGATCAGGGATATGGAATTAACGGAAGCAACGGCTATAATTCTGGCATGGAAGCGCGTGATAAGTGGTTGCCTAAAACCGTTGACGAGTTAAGAGTCGACACAAATCCTAAGCTTGAGTATGAGTTGATTAACCATGAAGGCCCTGCAAACTCCTACATCAAAACTGCGCCCACTGCACAAATGATTGGACGTGTCGAGAAGCAGCGCCCGGATACATTCTTTATCAATACCCAAGACCGATGGTTAACGACCACTGGCGCTGAGAAGGGCGAAACCCTGAGACCAATTCAGGAAATGGGCGTTGTTAGACGCAATGACATCAAAACTGAATACATGGGGCCCGCCGGTGCTACCGATGTTAAGGCTACAACCGCGCCTGTGAATTTTGAACCGTCAAAGAGACACGAGGTCGTGGCAGGCGGAATAAATCACTCCAGGGCTGCGGGCCACGGGCCTCATACAGACGGCGAGGCCTTTTTGCGCAGCCACACGAATTATGAAAATAACAGAAGCACTGTGAAGCAACCCGAGACATTGAGGAGTGGATTTAGTGGCGCTATTGGTGCTGTTATAGCACCATTGCTTGATATTTTAAAGCCGACGCGTAAGGATGAAACTATCAATAATGTTCGCATTTATGGTGAGGGCGGGACGTCCATCTCTAAGGGATATGTGTACAACCCACAGGACGCAACTGCCACCACAATCAAGGAGACAACTCTATACTCGCCGTCTTTTAACATTAGCAATCAAAAGGAGGGTATATATGTTAATAACGCAATGCCCGGAGCGCCAACACAGAGAGACAGCACCAGCTGCGAATATTTTACAGCTGCAGGAGGCTATGCGACCGGATACGGCGACCGGAGTTATGATTCCGCATATAGACAGCACAATAATGACATTAAGTCTTCAACCATTGCAAATAGACCAAACCAGGGCGGAACACAGTTGTTTAACCAACAGATGAATTTGACTACCCTCAAGAGCGACTCTGACCGCTTGGATGGAAGAGTTAACCCGGCATTTTCAAGTTTAACCGGTCTCCCCCCTTCCGTGCAAACCTACGGAGCTATCAGAGCCCCACAATACTATAATGAGTGTGCCTCGTGCGAGCGCATACAACCTGACATATTGACCGCATTCAAGAATAACCCGTACACACATTCGCTAACAAGCTCGGTTTAATTTGGGCCTTGAAAATACGAGTATATTTTATTATTTACGTACTAATAAAATATAAAAACACGTCGTAAACTATAATAAACTAATGTCACTGCAAATCCATCAATCAATCAAAAGCAAATTAAATTACTTTCATGAAATACATAAAACGCCAAATATATTATTTCACGGCCCGTCTGGAAGTGGGAAGCGAACAATTGTCAATGAATTTATTAATAAAATTTACGACAATGATAGAGAGAAAATAAAGGCCTTTGTCATGTATGTAAACTGTTCGCAGGGAAAGGGTATCAAATTTATACGAGACGACCTAAAATTCTTTGCAAAAACCCACATAAATTCAAACGGCGGAAATACCTTTAAAAGCATCGTTCTCTTGAATGCAGATAAGCTAACAATGGACGCGCAATCCGCTCTGCGTAGATGCATTGAGTTATTTAGCCATAATACGCGGTTCTTTATCGTTGCCGAAGATAAATATAATTTGATGAAGCCAATTCTCTCTCGCTTCTGCGAAATATATGTGCCCGAGCCAGTCGTAAATGATAAGATCGTGAACCTCTATCAATATAATCTAAATGAATTGTTTCGCATGGCCCCGGTGAAGGTGCAGAGGGTAGACTGGCTCAAACGGGAATTATCAAAGTACGTAACTCTGAAATTGTCGCTTGATGACCTATTCTTGTTGTGCACGAAGCTGTATGAACGGTCATATAGTGGTTTAGATATTATGAATTTAATGGAAACCCCAAAATTCCTGGAAAATTACATGTCTACTGAACGGCGGTATGAACTTCTCGTGTGTTTTAATCGTGTACGGATGGAATTTAGGAATGAGAAACTATTGATGTTATTTATTCTAAATTTTGTGTTTTTAAGTTCAGAACTGTCTTTAGAAAATATTAGTTTTATGTAAATGGATGATTTTAATGTTAGTGCTCTTCACGAATCGAAGAATGAATGGGGTTCCCGTTTAGTCACAATTTTAACGCCATTGCTTGTAGATGGGTACAAGTCTATTTTAGATGAATCAATTAAGATGTGTAAGGAAAATAAGGAGACAGACAAGTACCTGATGACGTTTCAGAATTTGATATCGCGAATTCCTAAGTGGAACGCGCAAATAATTGAAACTGAGCGGAAGCGAATTTGTGATAAATCGGGGTGCAATTATTTGGAGGACCTTGTTACGTGTGTTCATATTATCCAGTTGAAAATCCTGACTGCTATGCGTGTCGGGCAAAAACAAAAGAAGATAGACATTCATATCCCGAAGCTGGACGATTTTATACATAAAACGTACATAAATATTGCGCGAAAAGTTTACAAGAATGTATACTTGTTTGAGGTTAATGTTATGCCATTGCAGATTCAAAAGAACTACCGAGAATTGGAGATTATTGTGCAGGAGTGCATCTTGAATACACTGAGGGAGGGCATTCCAGTAGAGGCCATTTTGAAGGCATATATGGACGAGACCGTGGAGGAGGATGTGGTTGAGGAAGTTCATGAACAAATCATTGACGAGCCGATAAAACAGAGTGCCCCGGATGTAGAGTCCAAGCCGGCGGTTGAAGGCGGCAGCGCACCAGCCCCTATGCCATCAAGTCGTCTAAGTTTTAATGACATTGATTCTATTAGAACAGACGATGGTACAGTAACGAGCGTCGTTGCACCAAAATCTATTCCCCAGCTGGAGGAGAGAGCCCAGCAACGACGAATGGAAGAGGAGGCACAGAGCACACCGGACATGTCCGATAAACTTCACATTTCAGATCAGACGTTTTCATTAGACGCGTTGGATGTTCATAGTATTGAAGAACCCGCACTTGAATTGTTGCCGGATCTATTAATGGACGAAATTGAGGTTTTAGAATAATTGCGTTAAAACCGAATAAGAAACTGCTCTAATAATTTATATGAACAATATATTTATTATCGCGGCAGTTGTGTCTGTAACATTTTTAATTACCAAATTTATTGAAATGCGATTTATTGAGAAGGAAAGTAAGCCGCTCAAGGTATTAATTCGGGACGCGCTTCTGGTTTATTTTAGCGTCGTGTCTGGGTATTTTATAATAGGCCAGATTGACCCCTTGCTGCATGGGGGCGCGGTTGGCGCAACGCCTACTCCGGTATTCACAGACAATCCGGGGTTCTAAATATTTTATTTTTATTGTGTTATATTATAATGAAAATAAAGACAAATAAGACAAACAAGACAAATAAGAAAAATACGGGTAAAAGAAATAATGCACGCAAGACATATAAGAGGGGCCGGACATTGCGAAAATCTAATAAACTAAGAGGTGGACAGGAGAGGTTGTCTTATGACCCATCCCCATTTTGGGACACGATGATTCCAACTGCGGAGCGCGAGCCTATTGTTAATCAGTTGAAGTACCTTATCAGTGGCAGTTCCGAAAAAAGGGCTCTACTTTGCGAAGAAGTTAATAAATTAATCCCGGCATTTCAGAATAGTCCATATGTTTCAATTGAACTCCCGGAACCAGTAGCTAAGGAAAATGGGCGAACTCAGTACGTTATAGGCGGAATTTCTTATTTTGTAACAACCGACGATGATGCCGCCAGGCTAAAAGAAAGATGGCAGGGTAATGCTATCGCAATTTGGAATGAATGCAACAATATGACGTGCGCAGCCCTTATGCTTTTTGGGATAATATCATCCAAGCTAAAGAGTAGCAAAAATCCATTTACAATAGTAGCAAGGGGTGGGTTGGGTATAGCGCTTGCAGGTTCTCAACTACCCGAGGATAAGATGATCATGATTCCAGTAAGAGACTTGGATTTTAAAGTTATAAAGAACCAAATGGCCGCCAAGGGTAAATATGACCCATGGGCTGCAGGAGCCCTTGCTCAAAACACCTGTTCTATCGTTCAGTGGTTTTTAAAACAAATCGTAAGCGACGGTTATGATATATTACTTGGTTCCCCCCAAACCGTCAACCCGGTTGGGCATGATGCCATTTTTAAAATAAGTGTAAAGCCCCCGTCTGGCGCGTTTTTCCCAATTTTGGATATTGCGTTTGGTTATGCACAGGATATGCAGTACTATAATGGACTGTCAGAGATTTCAGGGTTTGTGCCTATTGGAGGAGGAGCACAATTGCCTGTTAGCTTTATATTTCAGAACGTTCATCTTATGTTAACCGAAAAACTGTATTTTTATGCGCAATATTTATTTCTTAGAGATCAACTCGCAAATCCAGGGTATATAGAGTCTCTTAAATCAATACGCGGAGTTACAACGCCGTTTGGCACTATAGCATATGTTAGGCATTATGGAGCGATAACGTTCAACGGCGCATCGATAACTATTCAGCAATGCGATTGGTTTTTAGAAAAATTCCAACGATCAATACATCTGCTAACTAACATAATTGTAGAGGCAGACGATACCGCAATACACGGATTGGCCTCAAAGCAAAACCAAGTTTTCTATTCTACGCCGCCATTGCCGCGCGATTTACGAATCAAGGTTGTACAAAGTTTATACCCACCGGCTTAAGGCGCAGCCAATCAAACTACATTATATAATGAATAATCTGCATTATATAATGAATAACTCGTTCTCCCACAATTTAACGCCCAGTCCACACTTTCACCGTACACGCCGGTACGCGGCCATTTTTTAAATCCTCCATATAGGCGTCAAACGAGTACCCAAACCTTTTATAGTGGTTGAATATGCTACCAAAAAGTCCCTGGTTTATACCCACGCGCGGGTTTTCTCTGCTAAATAAGCAGCCAAGTATTCTCTCCAAACAGCATCTATCTGGTCGTGTTTTGACTGTGCCAACAAGGGATGATATATTGTATTTTTTATCAAGTCCAACTAAAAAATTATGATTTATATATGCCTGACACCCAAAACACCCATACCACTTGTCACGAGGCAATTCTAAAACGAGCGTTTTCATGTCCTTTATACGTAACGCATTGCTAATATCGTAGCTGTAGTTTAGGTTCCGCGCAATGCTTAGCGTGTTGTCCAGGTTTTCTGCATCTTGCTCAAAAATCCACAATGGCATTACTTTTTCACCCCGCAGGAATTCAAAGTTGATTCTTTTATGAATAAAAACACTATCATGTAGTATTATTGCATTCTCAAAATACTTGTTTCTAATATAATAGTAGTAAGGTAGTAATTCTCCGCGACCTGGAAACTCAGACTGTACAATTTCAATATTTTTATAATTAAAATCCGCTTTTACAAAATCCTGATTACTATTGTCATCTATAATAACAATTTTCGCGCGCGGATAAAATGTCCTTATCAGTTTAACGGAATGGTTCCAATATTTATTAGTACCTTCAGAATTTACGTGCCGCGTAATTATAAATCCAAATTGGTTCATAATATATGTAAATATAATTTGTATTATGAACTGTCACCAAAATTTTAATTGTCTATTTGTGCTACATATATGACGGAATACTGTCAATATCTATCACATCCGATGGAACCTCTCCCTTAAACTCGGAAAACGCGTTAAATTCCGGGCGTTCTAACTGCGCCTGAGGGGTGTGGTTGTGTACGCATCTTGCAATCATTTTATATAATTTGAACTCTGGGTAGCGGTCGGTCCCGTCATTTTTATATAACATATTTATACCTTTATCATCTAAACACCACTCCAGAATCAGTCGTTTAATTGGATCCTTGCATTTTTTAATAAGCCTGATATCATCAACATCGTCAATAACATAATCAAATATAGAGCATGCCAGGCGGCACAAATCAAAGCTGAAGTTTGGCTCCAATCTCGGCTTCTTCTCGTTTAGATAAGGCTCTGTGTTATATTGCGTTGCTGCATCGCCTCCCGTTTGGAAACTGTCGCTGCAAAAAAGTTTGCCATCGTACTTGTAAATACTTCTGCCGAAATCAATAATCTTAAACATGCGTCCGAAAGTGGGCACCTTGTAGTGTTTCTTCTTGTAGCAATAGTAAATAAACTTTTTGTCGGTGTTATTGTACATCACGTTATTAGAGTGTAGGTCGTTGTGTGTTAACCCAAATGCCTTTTGGTATGTTATTAACATCATGACTATTTGCATAAGGGCCGAGTACCATTCCTGCGTGGTCAGTTCGTTATTTAGAATTAAATTGTCAAACGTGTCTTCGCAGTTTTCCATGCATATGATTTGAACGGGGAATTTCTCAATTCTTGCGCATATTTGTTCCTCCTCGTACGAACCACTTCCAGAGTCAGATGCATCGTCCTCCCATTCGCTATCTTCCTCACTCCTATTGTCGGTCACGTTTTCGCCTGCACCAGTTTCATCGTTAGTATTGTCGTCAACGCGGTCCTCGTTGTCTGTATGCGACGACCTTGACGAGCACGTTGAATTGGATTTTAATGTTAGTTGTTTGGAATCACCCGGCGGCCCTGTATTTGTTAAGTCAACCAAATCGCACAACTCGACGGATAGGTCCTTCAGGTCATTCAGATTCATAGTATTTTCTTCAAAAACGCCATCAAAGAGTTTATTGTCAAATGACGCAATAGACATTTGGGACCGCGCACTTGTGTTGTGTTCTATAGTAATTGGTTTGAGTTTCTGGGTTTCATTTTGAAACAAGTGTTCATAGTCGTCAATTTTAAACAATTTGTTTTTATTTTTATTGAAGAATTCCGAGTTGTTTAAATACTCAATATCGTCAAAAACGTTGATTGTAAAATTGTTCTTTATACCTAAAAACGACCCGTAGTAGTCTACCCCGTGTGGGAAGTTGTGTGCGTGCATTAAATTGCTCGTTAAAAATACAAATAACCCATCAACATATGCCGCGTTGTTGGGGTCCAGGAACTTTGCATTACAGTCAGAAGACGATGATGTTAGCTGCGGCAATGCAAACAGTTTGTCGTCGGCAACATCGTATTTGCCAATTAAATACTTGTATGGATCTAATAGGGGTGCCATTTTCACAAATACATCCTTATCCTTGGCCTTGCCTGTTGTCGCGTTCTTTAGTTTGCATTTAAATATATGATGGTCGTCGCCATCTGGTCTGGCTACAGACGAAATATGCCACTTGTGATTAAGGTTAATATTGTTAAAGTTGGTATCATTTAAGGAGAAGAATCGTTGATAAACGGGGATGTAATTCTGCGCCATAGAGAGAAATAATGAGTCGGAAGACTCTAAACCTTTAAATAGTTCAGAGTTTTTTCGCTTTTGATAGTTGACCAACATACTTTAGCTATTTAATATATAAATTATATGTATTTTTAACTTATTATAAACCCTAATTACTATCTTATTGCAGTCTCTAACCACAATGCCAAAACATTGGATATTTGCAGCACACAGTATTCTAAACTGGCTTATATTGTCTAAATTTTGTTCAATAGATTATGAGGACCACCCTTAACATTCGTTTAAAAGATTAAATTTTAATTTCTAAATTATTTAAAATGACATTAGAATTGAAGAAGTTTGATATGAAAAGTATTAGCTTCAAACCAAATGAAAATAAGGGGCCCGTTGTAGTTTTAATCGGCAAGAGAGATACAGGCAAATCATTTTTGGTAAGAGATTTGCTTTATTATCAACAGGAAATACCTATAGGGACCGTTATTTCCGGAACAGAAGAAGGTAACGGTTTCTACGCCAAGATGGTTCCAAAATTATTCGTCCATAATGAATATAACACCGCTATTATTGAAAATATATTGAAACGACAGCGGACAGTTCTTAAACAAATCAAGAAGGAAATGGAAACATATAAACGCAGCACGATTGACCCGCGCGCGTTTGTCATTTTAGATGACTGCTTATATGACGCAACCTGGACGCGAGACAAAATGATGCGTCTCCTTTTCATGAACGGCCGTCATTGGAAAGTAATGTTAGTGATAACTATGCAGTACCCATTGGGTATTCCGCCAACACTGCGTACAAATATTGATTATGTTTTCATTCTTAGAGAGAATTATATAGCAAATAGAAAGCGTATATATGAGAACTACGCTGGCATGTTTCCGACGTTTGAGAGCTTTTGCCAGGTAATGGACCAATGCACAGAAAACTACGAATGTCTCGTAATTAATAATAACTCCAAATCAAACAAATTGCATGATCAGGTCTTTTGGTACAAGGCCGACAATCATGGCGATTTTAGATTGGGGTCAAAGGAATTCTGGGAACTGTCCAAGGGGCTCAAAGATGAAGATGAAGAGGAACAATATGACCCAAGTGCGGTTAAAAAGCGTGGGGGCGGCCCTAAAATTAGCGTTAAGAAGTCTACTAAATGGTAAAAAAGGAAAGGCCGCTTGACACACGACTTAATTTTGTTTGCAAAATAATATTTATACTCGGTAAGGAATAAATATTATTGCCATGGAAATTTACTCTTCAGACAGAAGGTACACGTTTTTTCTTTTAACATAACATTTTTGACACTTGTTTTTCCAAGTATCTGTTACAAGCCGCTTAAATTGTGAACGACAAATAGAGCAATCAACATATATTTGATTATTTTTAAAACAATCACCACAACTTTTTTTCCAATTCTTGTCGACCTCCTTAATATCAAACTCAATGTTGCATTCACTGCAGTTTATTGTAATAAGGTTGTTGTCAAATTTAAGTTGGCAAACCTTACACCGTATATTAGATTCAACTTCTGGTATAAACATGTTTAAACAACAACCGCAACACTTCAATTTTGCATCACACTCTTCGCATGTGTCGTCTTGGCTTGTTATGACGTCGACAAACAAATCATAGCACCGTTTACATTTAATTATTTTTTTGGTGTTTTCACAATCGCTGCACAAATATTTGTCACCTTTTTGACAACAATATGTAAATAATTTTTCGCACCCATTGCATTTGTCCTCTATATAATTTTTTGGGTTGTTTAGCTGTTCAACATATTTCTTTTTGTCGCGTT